ATGAAACATTTCATGTGTGGGCTAGTCGATTTCATGAATTTCCCTATGAGAAATTTAATCACAAACTGTTGAAGCGCCACAACTGTCGGATCCAGTCCCAGGTTTTCCATGGTTTTGTGGAGGCTATCAGCAAACCACGGAAACATGCTTTTGACGGTCATGCAAGATCGCATGTATCTGCCAATCTCCGCATCATCAATCTCCTCCTTGAACCACTTTTTGCAGATAACTCTAGTGATCGGTAGAGATAATCTCTGGGATCCCTCGTGGATGAGTAGGTTCTTTTGTGAGAAAACATTGTGTCCCGAAGCATAAGATGTCATCTGAGGTACCTGGTAGAAATATCTTGAGAGCATATTATACGTCTGGAAATCATGGAACACCATAGGCAGGTCGGTCATAGTGAGTAAGCGTCTTGGCTTCCTACTTACGACCGCAGACAGTATTTCACGATATAAAACCAAGGAATCTTTATCTCTCGCACTATCTGATAGATAGAATGCCTTTGCGCCGGCCGCAGCTCCAACTCTGCCAAAGTACAACAGCCGCCTTGTGTTCCTCAGAGAAACCTCAGCACCCGGCACAAAGAGCTGACAATGAAGCTTTTCAATTTCTTCTTGCAGGGTGGTGGACTTCGTGAATATCAACATGGGGTTCTTCTCAAGATACCCCATTATCATGTTCTTGTCAATTTCTAGTCGCTTCCGATATCGAATCAATTGCTTCACAGCCCCGGTCCTGATTTTGATTGATACAGTTTGAGGCATATCCGGTGGCTTGATGGTTGTGTCAAAGTTATCACTAACTGAGGTGAACGTGTAGACACTAGAGTACAATCTCACAATATCCGCCATCGACGCCAGCTTACTCGGGATGGCAATTGCGACATTGAAGTAATTATGCATTTCCGGCCCAATGAAAACCATCATGCTCGGACAAAAGAAAGGATATAACCCAAGTTGATAAGGTATCATTGTCGGCCATTCGAAATGCTTGCGAAGGTCATTGATTTGGCCGGCGCCGGTCTGGAAAATCCAATAGAATTTCCTAGCATTCATGATGTGTGCGACCATGCAACCTGTGACTGACAGGCCATGTTCAAACGCAGATCGAACACTATCATATGATTGCTTTATATAGCTATCGGGAGAGTCAGTTGAGTAATGATTGACTGCCTGTACCGCAAATTTCAACGTCGCAGGCAAATAACTTTCATACGTGAAGAAAACGGAGTTGAACTCACCCACCACAGGCCCTGTTGCGGATTTGTTTGATAGTTTGACATTGAACAGACGATTTGTAATGCGACCACACTCATTATACAATTCGAGAACCTTCTTTGCGAACTGCGAATCGTTGCTGTAGATTACCAGCAAACGATATCGATCATCAGATGACACACAGGAGTTGGTCACAACTTTGGATAGTGAGGAATGGCCGAACTTCACCACAAGTGATCGTCTAAACAAATCCTCCATGAAACTTATTAGACAAAGATGATAGTGTGATGAAGTGTAGTGCAATATACCCATCCACATACCAACTCTGTTCTCGATGACACCAAAAGGCTCACCAGCTTCCTGCTTGCGAATTGTTTCATCCTTAAGATTTTGAAGGTCCCCTATGTGTTCTTTGTACCTTTTTAGTGGATCGGAGAAGAATTCTGTGAGTAAACCAGAGGGCAGCTCAATCTTCTTCCTCATAAATCTCGACAATATTTGAGTGTTCCATGCATATATTTCACCAAATTCGAGGCAGAATGGAGATAGAGTTAGATTGAACGACGGAACAATGAACTGTTGTGCCCAACGGGTCATATCTTCGGAATAGTGGTAAACCCAAGGCTTAACACCAGCAGGCGCCTGTGTTATGGAGCTCTTC